CTCCACCGTATAAATCCACAATTGAGACCAACAACGAACCTATAGGGGAAGCCATGGGAACCGAAAACAACGAGGAAAAGGTAATTCAGTTTGACGTGGAGGCAGAACGGGCCAAGCTCCGTCAACAAGAATCTGACCGCATCCGGGGCATCGCCGCCCTTTGCAAAAAGCACAATTTAGCCTCCTTGGGGGATGAATTAATTGAAAAAGGCACCAGCATTGATGAAGCCCGCTCCATCGTTCTGGATAAAATTGAGCGCAATTATAATCCTGTTCCCCTGGGTGCCCCCCTAGGCGATGCCAATATTTCTGGCTTTGGCGAAAGGGAAGATAAGCAATATTCTTTGCTCAATGCTTTGCGCTCCATTTGCCCTGGCTTCCCTGAATATCAACAGAAATGTTTTGAGCGGGAAGTATCCGAAGAGATTGGCCGCAAAATCGGTAAAACCACCGCTGGTTTGTATATCCCCGTCCGCCATCTCACCGTGGGCAGAAATCAAAAACGGGATGCCCTCAACACCGCTGCCACTGCCTATGGTGGCCAGTTGGTTGATACCGAACTCCGCTCCCAGGACTTTATCGAAGCATTAAGGGCTAAGGCTGTTGTCTTTAGCTTGGGGGCTCGATTCCTGACTGGCTTGCAAGGCAATGTGGAAATTCCCAAGCAAACCGGAGTGGCGGCTACCTACTGGGTCGGGGAGGGGGGCGTGATACCTGAAACGGACATTACATTCGGGCAAATTTCCCTGACTCCGAAAAATATTGTTACTCGGATGTCCATGAGCCGACAGCTCGTACTCCAATCCAGCGTCAGTGCAGAAGCTCTGGTGAGGGACGACCTCGTTAAGCAAATTGCCCTTGGAATCGACCGGGCGGCAATTTATGGCAGTGGTGGAGCCAACAACGAACCCCGTGGGGTGCTCAATTATCCCATCAATACTCTGTCCTCTGGCTTGAGTGCTGATGGTACGGCCCCCAGCTACGCCAACTTGGTTAACCTCTGTTCCGAAATCGAGGTAGACAATGCGGATATTTCTACCATGAAGTGGCTCGGCAACCCCAAAACCAAAGCTAAGCTGATGCTGACCCCGATGCAGGCTTCTGGTGTAGAGGGCAACTTTGTTCTGAAAGATTCCGCTAACCTGCTCGGTTATGAAGCTGGTTGGAGTAATCAGGTACCCTCCAACCTAACCAAGGGCAATGGTACTGGATTGTCTGCCCTTATCCTGGGATGCTGGGATCAGATGGTGGTCGGGGAATGGGGCGTATTAGAAATTTTGCCCAACGTGTACGGACGTACCTACGAGAACGGGGGGATCGAAATCCGTGCCATAAAAACCCTGGACATCGCACTGCGTCACAATGAATCCTTTGCGGCGTTAACCGACGTGATCACCACTTAATTTTTATGTATTATAAAGTTCGCCAGGGGTTTTATCCCTTATTGAAAAATGGCACATCTCTTCAGCCGGGGGCGATCGTGCAGCTGACTGAAGAGGAAGCCCAAGGTTATCTTCACCAACTGGAGGAAATAGCCGTCGAAGAAAAGCCTGCTACCGTTAGCAAGCCACGAAGAACTAAGACCACTGAATCCGAATAGCCTAAAGCCCGCCTTTGATTTTCTTGGGTGGGCTTTTTATTTTGTCGGTAATTTCCTTAACCACTTTTTTGAATGGCAAATTCAAATCTAGGCATTCTGTGTTCCCTGTGCCTTCAATTAATGGAAATAAAAACCTTAATTGGTATTGACGGTATGTTTTTAATATGCACTGCTCTATCTTGTATGCTTGATTTCCTTTGCATTTCCACACAAAGCCAAGCCGGATGCAATTGAAATCGTTTATAGTAAACCGCTTTTCTATTGTCCGGTTGGTAATGCCTATTTTCCAGAATGTCGCAATGTCGGTTTGGAATTTTAGTAGATAAATCAAGGACGGTTTTTCAGGATTAAATCCATAGTCAGCGCAGTTCGGGCAACTACATCCTGATAGATGGCTGTTGGGTTGCTGTTTAAATATTCCATGGGTTGGGCAGATAATAGTTATCTTTGATTGGGAATCAACATATTTCACGTTTGAGTAGTCATATTTGTCGCCGTGGATTTGTCTTGCTTCTTGAATGAATTGTTCTGTTGTCTTTGTTTTTGTTGCCGACAATGACTCATAGCCGCATTTTTGGCATCCGCATCCCTTTAAGTGACTGCTGGGTATTTGCTCAAATTGCCCATGAATTGGGCAGGTAATTTTAATTTTTTTAAACAAAGATAAATAAACTGATTCAGAGTAGTCATATTTGTCACCATGAGCACGTCTTGCCTCTTTGATAAATTCTTCCTGAGTTTTCCTGTGTGTATTTGCTGTTTTGTCAATTCCGCATTGGTTACACCCTTTCCCCATCAAGTGATTGTTGGGTTGTTGCTCAAACATTCCATGAATCGGACAAATAATTTTTATCTTATCTTTGGCTGACAGGTAAACCGATTCGGAGTAGTCGTATCTGTCCCCGTGAACTTGTTTTGCCTCTTCAATGAAGTATTCGGTTGTCTGATGTCTTCCAGCGCATTTCGGGCATCCACTACCACGCCAATGGCTGTGAGGCCTTTGCTGAAAAACTCCGTGGGTTCGACAAATAATATCAATTTTTGAGTCTGATCCGGCATAGTTGGCTTTGCTGTAATCGTATTTGTCGCCATGAATCAGGATTGACTTAGATATAAATTCTTGATTTGTTTTATGTCTCCCCGCACACTTTGGGCACCCCCTACCCCTCATGCGTTTTAAGTGATTGGCAGGAGTCACCCAAAAACTTCCGTGATCTGGGCAGATAACCTCTACATGAGTTTGATTGTTGCTGTATTTAGTTTTTGAATAGTCGTATTTGCCGTTGTGTACGCCGATCGCCTGTTGAATAAATTCTTCTGTTGTCTTACGCTTCATTATGTTGACCTGTTAGCTAGGTTGACCATGCCTCCGAGTGTTACCAGCACTGCGGGGGCTTCATTATTTTATCTCCATTCCCCCACCGTATAAATCGACAATGGGGACAAACTTTTTGGAGAGAAGAAAGTGTCCTTAACCGCCAACCGCAACGTCAGTTATTTGCCCCAGGGCTTAACCACCGGCACGATCGCCAAGACCGTTGATATTTCCACCGCCGCTGCTAATTTCAGCATTGGCACCATCCCCGTTGGGAGTGTGGTGGCCAGTGTGGCTGTGAAAAATCCGCAAACTATCTCTGCCACCACTGCTGTCAAATTCGGCATTGGCCGCCTGACTGCCACCGCTGACCCTGACAAATATTGGCTGTCCACTAACTTGGCCGCCACCAACGTCAGCAAAACTCTGTTGGATACGGCCGCCAGTGTTACTGCTGACGAAGAAATTGGCTTGTTTGCCTGTGATACCAACGGGGCCGCCGCTGGGACCATCGGGGGTACTGGCCAAACCGTGGATGTGCTGATTACCTACATCACTGCGGAGACTCTGTAATGGCCAGGAAAAAAGCAGAGCCGGCGATCGCCTATCGGGTGGCGAAACATAGCTGTTGGCATCGGGGGGTGGAGTACAAGGTCGGTGATATTTTGCCCCCTATGTCTGTCCCAGAGTTGAACGTTCATCTGGTCAATGTGGAATTGGTGGAAGTTCCTGCGGAACCGGAAGCCGAGCCCGCCGTTGAGGTTGAAGCCAAAGCCATGCAGGACGAATTCGACCGGGAAGTTTTGCAGGCGTTCGGAATTTCTGGCCGGAAACCCAATGTTTGAGGACGATCTAACGATTTTCTTTGCTGATTTCGGTGAGGATTTTGACTGGAATGGCCAGACCCTCACCTGTATTTTCAATGAGCAGCACGACCCCCTGACCATTGCCGCCAATGGATTGGCCATTTCTGCCTTGGTTAAAAAAATTGATGTTCCCGGTATTCAGCCCAATGATGCCGTGGTTGTTCGGGGCAACAATTACACCGTGGCGGAGATTCACCCCATCCAAGATGGGCGCTTAGTCAAAATTTTTCTGGAGGAAGCATGAAGCCTATCTCGTTATTTGTTGGCGATATGTCCCTTGGGTATTTGCTTTGCTTAGCCATAGTTAGCCGTGATTGGGAAATCTTTTCGTGCTTTTTGCTCCTTGTGATGTTAAGGATTTCCATCTTTCTCAAGCTTAATTTTCTGGAGGAAGAAGCATGATCGCCTACACACCAGAAGACCGGGAAATCCTAATCAAAACAGTTTGGGGAGAGGCTAGGGGCGAAAAGGCGATCGGGAAGATGGCAGTTGCCTGGGTAATTCTCAACCGCACTCGCAAACCGCAATGGCCCAACACTATTAGGGAAGTTTGCCTCCAACCCTGGCAATTTAGTTGCTGGAATGACAATGACCCCAACCGGGGCAGAGTGAATAATCTCAATACTGAATCCGCCGATCTGGTGATTGCCGAAGTGCGTCGCTGTGTGGATATGGTCTTGCAGGACTTGGTGCTAGACCCCACCAATGGGGCTGATCATTACTATGCCGATTGGATTGCCACCCCCAATTGGGCCAGGGGAAAGACTCCATCTTCGGTGATTGGCCGGCATCGATTTTTCAACCTCCGACCGCTTCCCCCAGAGTCTAAAACCAACCCACCAACATCAATGGAGGAAAAACCAGTGGGTACATTTTATTTTCTCGATTTTGCCATGGGGCTAGATACCGACGGACGATTGGAGGAGGGGCGTTTAGTCCTGCGGTCTATTTCTGCCCAAGGCGGTCGCACCCATCAAATTTGGGTTAGCACTTCCAGCATCGCCAGTCGGCAGAAGCCAGAGGATTTCCATCAAAAAGGTGGGCCAATTCCCCCAGAATATCGAGTCCCCAACCTACGGGCCTGGGAAGTGGAAACTCGCCCCATTAATCTCTCCCACGTCAAGGGCATCGAGGGCAATTTTTATAAAGTTCTTCCCTTTATGATTCGCACCGATTCCGGGGCTGAGCGGGGAGACTTCGGTATCCATCGAGACGCCAATGTTCCCGGTTCCCTCGGTTGCATTGTCATGTCCGCTGAAAGGTTTAAATCTTTTGAGGCGGAAATGGCAAAACTCAAAGGACTTGCCATTGATAAAATCCCCCTATTTGTCACCTATCCCACTGGCTAACCGCCGAGTCTGGAATCATTGACGTTTCCTCATAGGTGGAGTGGTTATTGCTTTTTCTATTGGCCAACCCGCCTTTAGTCTTGATGCAACTAAATATTGAGATCCACCTATTGCTTTGCTCCAATTGACCTGATTTTTCGTTACCCCATCATAAGTTATCAAGTTTCCCTTTTTTGTGCATTGAGGACTGATTTTGGCTATATTCTTTCGCGTTCCATACTGCAAATTGCAGGCACGGTTATCCCTGGAGTCGCCATTAACATGAATAACAAGCTGACCATCTGGCTTCTCTCCAATAAAAGCCAAGCAAATTAAATTAGAAACCCTATACATCCTTGGGTTTCCCTCTTTGCATAGCGTGACATGAGGTTCTTTTTTGGTGGCAAAGACTTGCTGTTTTAATATTCGCTCCTCTTTTGCGTAATCACCAAATCCGCCCCGGACAATTCCGCTTACTCTTTTGATTCTTCCGAGATTAGACGCTTGATAAAGGCTTTCGTATCCGGGAATATCTCTCCATTCCTCGTTCATGACTTGTTTCGGTGGATTACATATTACATTTTTAATCATATTTATACTCTCTGCCTAATGCAAAATCCTTTGGGGTTCTTGAGCGCCGTCTGACCCCGTATAAATCCACAATAAACCCACAGCCGAGACCTCCTACTTAGTGCCATGCCCCTATCTCCTCAGGGGCTTTTCTATATGCGCCTTGCCATTCTCCAATCCCTGCAAACCCAACTGGGTACTATCACCGCCGCCAACGGCTACCACACCAACCTTGGCCAAAACGTGGAATATTGGGACGTTTACCCCGACGATTACAATGGACCCCCGGCGATCGCCTTTCGGGACACGGACACGGAATATGAACGAAAAAATCAGAACTACGAGCAAAAGTTAAATGTAGAGCTATCGGCATTCAGTTGGACAACCAAGGAAAATAAATTGGCTGATTCCTGCAATATGCTGGAGGACTTGTATCAGGCGGTAGTGGTGGAGCCATGGGACAGTAATGTGATTGCCGTGCGGGCCATGCGGGACAGTAAACTAATTGCCGCCAAGGGAAAGCAGGGCATCCTAGTCGAATTGACAGTGGAAATCGAATATCGTCAACCGGGGCGCTGATCGTCCTTGCCCTGACGGGAATGGATACCCAATCCCTGGGAACGCAGTTGTATTATCAAACCAGAGAATTCATCCGCCAAATACTCTACTCTCGCATCTAGTCTTTCCAGTTGCTTATCCCTAGATTCGAGCTTTTCCGTCAACTGCTTAATCTGTTGGCGATTTTCCACCGCAAACAACTCAAAGCCATGGCAAATATCGCTGGCGGATTCCGCAATATCCCGACGGAGGGAAATCCGCAAATCGTCCTTAAGTTCCAGCCTCGACTTAGATTCAGATAACTGAAACTCCATTATTTTCTGCTCCAACAAATCCAAACGCCGATTAGATTCGTCCACATTGGACTTTAGCCCCCGCACCCACCAAACAATCGAGAAAAATATGGCCGCCGTCGTTAAAAGGGTTCCCGTTACCCAGGCCAAGGGGATGTGGATGTCGTCGGTGGAATAGGTTTGGTGATCGCCGGGGGAAGGTGCCTGGGACTGGAGTAGATAGCGCATGGGGATGGAACTTTACTTGCCATCCTATTTTTGACTTATACGAAAAAACTTCCACCGTATAAATCCACAATCAAAGCCAAATTCACCCTTGCGAGGAAAAGAAAATGGCTTTTGGATTGCCCGAATATTATCAGAGACTAGGCGGAACGGTACACATTGGCGAACGGGATTTGACCACCGGCACCCTGGCGGCCACGGGACTAATTTTTCTTGGCGATGCTTCTGAATTGACCTTTGAAACCTCCCAGGAATTTGTGGAGCACATGGAGCACCAATCCGGGGACGGCAAAAAGGACGTCAAAATCCCCCGGATGACCACCATCAACGGCAACTTGATTCTGGATAACACCGGTTCCCAAAACTTCAAAACCTTTATCCGGGGCACCTTAGACAGTGAAACCGGGGCCAGCGTTTCCGCCGAAGCCCACACCGCCCCCGCCGTAGGGCACAGCTTCCCGCTTAATTCCCCCATTGTTAATGCCGTCACTTCCGTTACTTCTGACCCCACCGGCACCACCTATGTAGCTGGGGAAGATTACGTGGTGGATGGCCGCCTAATTTATGTTCCCGCAGGTTCCACCTTGGCCGGGGAAGACATTCTGGTCAACTACACCTCCGGGGATAGCACCGCCGCCAGCTTCTTTGGCGAAAACTTCAAGGAATATTACCTGTTTTTCCAGGGTTACAACACCATCAACAAAAAACGGGTATCCCTGGATTTCTACAAAGTAAGCTTTGATGCAGCTTCCTTGGGCAACCTGCTAGGCGATGAAATTATCCAGATGACCTGCCCCTTTGAGGCGTTATTTGAACCCCTCCAAGCCACCGCCGGTAACCTGGCAGGCTATGGCAACTACATCCTGGCTGACTAATATTGCCCCCGTTTTTCAGCCCGATCGCCGTTTGGTTTCGGGCTAACTATTTTTTCCAACCACAATTTTTATGGCCAGTAAACAACTAGCAGTTTTAATTCCCGCTGAAAGCTTTGCCACCAGTGCGGGCACCATCACCCTCAAGCCGTTCAAATTTAAGCAACTGAATGAAGCTTTGGAGTTGGTGGATAAGTATTTGCAAATTATCTCTAACCCGGAATTGACCACCGACCAGATGATTAGTGCCCTTTTGCAAAAGCAGGAGGAAGGTTATGCGGTTATGGACGATATTGCCAAACTGATCACCCTGGTATCCGGTGTTTCTGAACTGGACGACTTTGGCTATGACGAAGTGATCTGCCTACTGACGGAAATCCTGCAAATGAATATGGATTTTTTCACGGCAATCAGCAAACGACTAAATCCCAAAAAGGCAGAAGCCAGCGGGGAAGAGGCGGCCCCGGCGAAGACTGGGGACTAACCATTTCCCGATTGATTAAAGCAGGGCATCGGTGGGAAGAAATTCAAAATTACACCTTTGCCCAAATCAAACTGTTCCTGGAATGTTCCACCGAACTAGAGGCCGAAGACCGTCGCAATCAACTCATGCTGACGGCGATCGCCTCCCAGGGAAATGACAAATCTATCAAAAAAGCGTTGAAGGGATTGGGCGGCCATGGCTAGCACTAATAATCAGGGATTTGCGGCGGTTGTTGGTTCCATCGAACGACTGCGGGATACCCTGATTGGGGATGCTGGCCGGCGGGCCGCCTATGGTCGCACCCGGTTATCGGAACAACGTCGCCAGACCGATGAGTTGCGGGCCATCCGCAAGGGCATTGAAGCGACCAACCGGGAAGAGCGGGCTGTCAAAGCAGTTAAAAATGTTAAGCCCAACAAGGAACGCCCCAGGGATGAAAAGGGGCGCTTTGTTTCTGCGACTAAAGCCAAGGCGATCGCCCCTGCGAGGGTAGTGCCAGATGATTTTTCCAGTCAATTATTGGCAGAGTGGAAGATTGCTTTAAGCGATATTCGCCAAGTTACAGCCCAGGAAATCCGGGGATTAGTAGCGGATATGAAGGGGCAGTTTGCCACCGGAATTAGAAGGGGAAAAACTGAGCCGAGCAGTGATGCAGACAAAGAGCAAGCGCTAGTCGTCGCCAATGAAACCGGCAAAGCTGTAGGCAGAAGTATTGGCTCTGCAATTCGCCTCGAAATTAGGCAACTGTCTAACACATTGCCGAGAACCACGGCCACCTTGATTGTCCAGCAACTTAGGTCCAAGCCATTAAATGTCAATATCAATCAATCCTGGAGCCAAATGCTCATCCAGGGGATTTTTTATGGCATTGGCGATCGCCTGGTGGAGGGCTTTGACCGTTCCCTCAAGAAAAATATCAAGATTACCATTGCTGGCAGTAGTCAAGCCGTCACCGACGCAGGCTTTAGTACGGCGGGCACGGTGAGAGATGCAGTGGAAAATCCCGCTGATACCAAAAGAGCGGCTGTGCATATTTACGCCAGGGAAACCGGCAAAAGTGGGCTGAGGGAAAAAATCCCCGTCCTTTCTGGCAAAATCAGCAAGTTTTTAAACCGCTACACCGGGACTAGTGACCCGAAAAAATTAGAGGCACTTTATCAAAAGCGCATTGCCTACCTGCAAGAGCAGATCGCCATTGAAGAAAAGTTAACCGATGAAGAGAAAGAACAGTTAGCCGCAACTAGACAAAAGCAGGGAGTTTTTAGCCCTCAACAAAAGTTGGATTATGTTCGCTTTATGGAGTCAGAGCGCCCCGACCTACTGCAAAAATATAAGCGAAACGTCTCCCAATATGGCAGAGGCAAAAATAATAAAAACCTGGAGGAAATGTCGGCGATCCGTTATTACACGGAGGATTTAGGCTACCAGGAAATCAACGATACCCTACGGGGCAAGGCCGGGCAGTGGCTCCCTAAAAAGTTCAAAAAGCGACTTGGCATAGATAGGTCACTGGAGCAATTACAGCAAGATGCAGTTATCAATGCCAATGCGGCGATCGCCGGCATGAATGCTATGCCTGGGTATAAGGGCAAAAGCTACCGGGGATTACAGTTGCCGGAAAGCGTTATCCGAGAAAACCTTAATCCTGGTCAGATTTGGCACGAAGAGGGCTTCACCTCCACCACCAAGAATGACTTAAAGCGTTACCCCGGCAATGTCCTAGTCGAGGTTATCAGCAAAGGCACCGGCAAGGATGTCAGCGGATTTGAGGCATTTGACAACGAAGAGGTTTTGTTTGCCCCCAATTCTGATTTCAAGATTCTCAACAAGCGCAAGGTTAAGCGTCTGGGGCAGGATTTTTGGGTGATTACGGTAGAAGATATTAGCCCATCTGTAGCTCAGCCTGTCGGCTTGCCTGGTATTGAATTAGAGGAAGCCTCCGACTCTAAAAACAAGGGCAATTCCAAAAAGTCCTCCAAAAATCGCAATCAGCCAGGCGATCGTCCTAACCCCGTACATTCCCAGGGGGGCACCCCTACCAAGCAACGGAAAGAAAATTTGACGGATGGTGGCAAGATAGTCAAAAAACAAGGAGACAGAAATGCTGATCAACCTAATCAAGTTTCGATTGAGCCGAATATTTCGGATGTCATTGGAGGAAATAGAAGATCTAGACGTGGTTTCGGCGGTAATCACCCTTGGTATTTGGGACGCTTGGGCCTGGATACTATGCCCGCTAACCCTGGGGATAGTGTCCCCGCCTTACCTGGAAGATCACAACCTGGCGAGTTGGCAAGAGGGACTAATGAAGGTGACAAAAACAAGATAGATGTATTTATTGCGGAGTCATTCAATAGGGAAAAAAGAGCCAGAAAAGTTAAAACCGAAATAGAGATAGAGCCAAATGTCTGGATTGATGTTGATGCACTCAATGGCAAAATTGACCGACTAATCGCCAAGATACAAGGGCGCTTATATCTCGCCGCTGAAAGATTTAAGGAGAATTTCCGTCAGGAATTCAAAAAGACGGTAATGACCACCGCCTTTACTGTTCCCGGCATGGTAATCGGGCGGGGGGCTACGGGACACCCTATGGGCGGCTTCGGCGGGGGGCTAGTTGGGCGATTAATAGGGGAAACAGGTTATGACGATGTAACTAATTTTAGGGGACTACAAAAACAAGGGCTAAACCCAGCAACAGGCGAATTCTGGAAGCAATTCAAGGAAAACAGAAAGTTTCTGCCTGATAAGCTCAGAAATGCGGCAGTAGGCTATACCTCCGGCACTATAGTTGGCAAGGGTATAGGGGATGCCGCTAATGCCATGGGGCTTAATGGTTGGATTCGCAATCTGATTCCATCCTGGTTAGAGGATTCCTTTGGTGGTGCCATTAACCGCACCATTAAAACCATTACCTCCCCAGATGTGGATCTGGCGGTACCTGGGCTATCTCCAGGTCTGAATAAAGCCATTTCTGCTCCATTGCACGCCATTGGCAATTCTGCATTGGGACGGGGACTAGTTGGCAACTTTGCTAAATCCTTTTTGAATGGACAGACACGGGTGGCCTTGCAACCGGCACGGCAGGCGTTATCTAGTGCTGGTACGGCGATCGCCGGGGATGGCATTGTCGGGGAGTATTTGGGCAATAGATTTAGTAGCTTAGGTGTTGGGGCTATACAGGGGGCAGCAAAAAACTCTGGGCATCAATTAGCGGGTTGGATCGCCCCAGGGGTGCCGGAGCATATTCGTAATTACATTGCCGATCAGGTAATCGAGAACAATGTTTTAGATGGTTTCGTAACTAGTGAAGTTGCCCCCTACTTGTCTGGCAAGGTCGGCTCTGAAATCATTACAAGGGGTGTTAAAGGCCCCCTCGTTGGCAAGGTGGCAGCTCCGGTTAATAGAGCAATTGACAGGGTTACTCCTTTCCCGTTAGCTCCTTTCACCACCCTAACCGACCAGGAATTACTAAATCAGCGACAAAAGCTGATTTCTCAAGACCAATCAACAGGAATAAAGCCCGAAAAGAAACCATTTGACGCTCTGGCTGGCATTGTTGCCGCAGTGGATAACGTGCGTTTGGCCGGGAAGGATTTTTCCAATCAAGTCGCAGGCACCCCACTGCCATTGGCGGATAGTTGGCGGCAATCAATGACGGACTTTTTGGCAGAAATGCGCTCTGCTACGGAGTCCGCTATTCATTCCCAAATAGAACAGCTTCGGGCAACACAGTCAAATATTCCAGAAGGCTTAAGGTCAGAAATTGACGCACTACGAGGCGGGCTGGATGATCGGGTCGCCCAATTCCGTCAGGCGATCGCCGATGGTAATCGGGAGATAGCGTTGGCGGTGGGTGAGGCAATTTTAATCCAGGAAGAACAGCTTAAGGCCTATTACCGGGCTATGGCTAAGCAAGCTGGCACAAGGGCAGGGAAAAATACATGGCAGGGGCAGGTGGGATCGGCTACCCATCAGCAAACGGAGGTAATGAAAGGTTCGCTTGCTAAGGGGCGGGCTTCCCAAGGTGTTACCCAGGTAATTGATGAAGCAGGGCGCATGGCAGAGGCAGGGGATAATGCGGCAATTTCGTTTATGGATGCCGTCAGGTCCCATGTTGTTGATATTAAGTCGGCGGCGGCAGATATTGGCGATGCAACAAAAGATGGCATTGATGAATCCCTTGATATGCACTCCCCCTCGGAGGAGATGCGGAAACGGGGCGAGATGGCGGGCAAAGGCTTTGAAATAGGTGTAGTGGAAAGCCTACGGGATGCGGCGGAGGCAGTAAAAGCAGAAGTAGAAAACATTAAAGAAGAAGTTGCCGAAATCCTGCGGATGGACTTCTTTCATGGCACCAGTAAAGCGGCGGCAAGGTCTATCAGAAATCAAGGCATTGATGTTGATCGGGCCACAGATGCCTTGTATGGCAAAGGCTTTTATATGGCCAACGACATAACGGAGGCTCAAAGTTACGCCAACGATCATCGCCGTCCAGCGGTACTCAAAGCCAAACTAAAAGTCAAAAACCCTTTAATTATTGATGAGCTTGAATACCGAAAACTTATTACCGAGGCGGAAAATGCGGGCGAATTGGTTGATCCGTTTGAAACAACAACGCCATTAAAAGATCCGCAAGCATTTGAACAATACGACAGGGACAGAACTAAACTTCTGCAAAAGCGGGGCTATGACTCCCTCTTTATAAAAGATCGGGGTTTTGCCATTGCCTTTGAACCAGATCAGGTTGAATTTGAGAACCTTGACGATGTTGGACGTAATGCAGTCGAGAACTTGATCGATAGCATTAAAAGCTTTTGGGGCAAACTGCGGGGCACTGGCGGGGAAATCGGTGATGCTCTGGCAGAAGGAACCGAGGACAGCCTAGATATTTCCTCCCCCTCCAAGCGGATGGCGAAAATCGGACAGCAATCCATAGATGGGCTAGTTAATGGCGTGGAAGCTGGCCGCCAAGCAGTAATTTACGCATTTAACGGTGTTCTAGACTTTCTGGAGCAAATACCCTTTATCGGCAACCTTGTTAAATGGGGTCGTCAGGCGATCAATGCCCTTGGTGGCGTGTTCCAAGGCAAAAAATCAAGCCAAGCTCCAGAATCTCCCACCGCTGAACCCGATCGCCGTCGTGGTCGTCGAGCTAGGGTCAAATCCAGAGGACAAACAGCGAAGACCGTGGAACCCAATGCCAACTATGACATTTGGGATGAACCGGCCGCACCCAAGCCAGAAGGATTTGGCGGTGCTGATAAGTCGGCGTGGGGCCCTGCCATCGACACCAAACAGCAAGCCGATAAATATTTGGCGTACTTGCACCAGTGGCTAGAGGGTATTCGGGAAAATTTCAAAACCGGACTAGATGCAGAATTAGCGGAACTACGGGAATCCGGTGCCGACATTGCCCAAGCTGTCCGGGGCAAAATTGATAACCTCAACCAAGGATTAGACCAGAAAAAATCCCAATTCCGTCAGGCGATCGCCGAAGGGAATAAAGTTCTGGCTAAAGCATTGGGGTTGGAATTGTTGGAGCAAACCGAGCAGGTGAAGGTGCTCTATCAGCAGATGAGCCAAGAGGTCACCACCGCCAAGGGCAAAAAGCTCTGGAGCGGTAAGTCCGGGGAATCTACCAAGCTCCGAAACGAAGTAATCAAAGGTCAGCCCAATATGAAAGGGCGGGCCGCCACTGGGCTATGGCAGGAAATTGGCAATAGTGTTGATGAAGGATTCACCGCTGGCATTGAAGCCGACCTAAAAAGTGCCGAACAATCCGGGATAGATATTGGAGAAGCGGCCATTAAAGGGGCAAAGGATGCCCTGGGTATTAAATCCCCCTCGGAGGAATTTTTCGACATTGGACAGATGGTGATACAAGGCTTTGCTGATGCCTTAGACACCCTAGGGGAAGGTACCGCCAATAACGTGCGCCGATTCATCCGAGAAGTGGATAGCGGGGCAGGCGAAGCGGTGGAATCCATCACCTCGGGAATGTCCGAACTTTATCAACAAATAAAAGAATCATTCCCGATTATTGGCAAGCTGGGTGATGTTGTGCTGGGGCTTTTTGCTGGGACACTGATCGGCAAGGCGCTGGAGTCTATGGTTATGGGTTTTGCCCAATTAGCCTCCGCTAGCTTTGAAGCAGTGATCGGGTTTGAGTCCCTTAACCGTAGTTTTGTGGCATTAACCGGAAGCTCTGCCAAGGCTAAAACAGAATTACAGTTTGTCAGCGACACCGCCAAAAAACTGGGCATTGATTTGCAAACTGCCGAGCAAGCCTATCAGGGCTTATTGGCCACCACCAGAGGCACGGCACTCCAAGGAGCAGAAACCAAGAAAATATTCGATATTTTTGCCCAAACCGCATCCGTTCGTGGGCTTAATGCTGAAGAGCAGGGGCGAATGTTCACAGCGATCCAACAAATGTTGGGCAAGCAAAAAATTAGTGCCGAGGAAGTTAGGGGGCAATTAGGAGAGATTGCGGGGCTAGATTTCCAAGGAACCTTAGCCCGGTCTATGGGGATTGGCGTAGCCCAGTTGGATGATGCCATGGCTTCTGGTTCCATCATGGCGGCGGATGTGCTGCCCAAGGTGGCGGCCCAGTATGCGGCGGAAAATGCGGTGGTTTCCAATAGCGCAGAAACTACCACTCAAGCCATTGCCCGTTACCAAAACGCCATCTTGGAAATGCAAAGAAACATGGGTGATTGGTTTGTGGGAGTGAAAGAGGCGATCGCCGTTGCTACTGCAGCAGTTGAATTGTTCACAAAAGCCTTGCCCACCCTAATCAGGATTGTCACCATGGCAGGGTTGGTAATGGCTTGGGATGGTCTTTCCTTTGCCAAATCCCTAATTGCTGTTGTTAAAAGCAGTCAGTTTGCGATGGGGATAATCAGGGCGTTGCAGTCCGTGATTATGAAATTCTTCACGGCGATCCGTCCCCACATAATGATGTTTGTGGTCCATGTTGCCTTAATGGAGTTGGCGTTAAGCGCTCTCGGGGCCGCATTCAACGTTACGCAAAACCGATTCAAGGAATATGCCAATTCTATTGACGCAGCCACTAAAGCGGCGATCGCCCATGAAGCGGCAGTGGCAAAACTCAATAAGACTACTTCGCAATCAAATCCACTGCCCACTGACGGCCGGGGCGTTGTTACAGATCAGACCTGGAAACCCTTTGGTTTTGACACGGGGCTAAACCTAGAAGGCACTCGCAAAGCATTGGGGTTGACCACCTTGGGTGAAAAGCAGATGAACGATTTCATCATCCAAAGTAGTGGCCAAATGTTGGCCGCTGACCAAACGGTGATGGCCGGCAATGAAGAGAAGAAACGAGTAGAGCAAGTTCTCGCCATTGAAGAACAACTGAATGTTGTCCGCTCCCGTCGCTTTGAAAATATCGCCGGCGATCGCCAAGCTTACGAAAAATCGGTGGAGGAGGAGAAAAAGTTATTGGCCCAACGGGAAGATTTGGTGGCGGCCACCTCTGCCTATGGTGAACGATTGACCAAAGATATTACCGCTACGGAGCAGGCACTCTCCGACCTGGATGCTTTGGTAGCTCGGGGAGGTATCACCCGGGCGGCAGAGCAAACCCAGCGGGCGGCATTGGAAGATCGCCTGGGGGCATTGAAAGAAGCCCAGCAAGGTTTCGATAAGTTGGTTAATTCTGTCCAGATGTCCACTAATGCCCTGAGCCGGGAACTGGAGAAAATCAGTGAAAGTATGTCGGCGTTTTCCGAAACCCTGGAGCGTATTTCCAGCCGTCGCCGCATTGATTACCTGACCACAGCTTTGCAGGATGGCACAGGGTCAGCGGTGCGGGGTGTGGGCTTAGCCAACCTTTCCCAGCAGGAAGCCCAGCAACGGGAAGCCTTTTTACAGCAAATGTTGGGGCAACAGGAAACCCTATTGCAGGATGACCAATTTGCCAAGGAATACCAGGAACTAGAACGGCAACTACTAGAACGGGGGCTGGAAATGAATCTGGCTTCCCTGGAAAGAGTCATTGGCGAAAATCGAGATCCGCAAACCACAGCGGTGGCGGAATTGGCCAAGCGTATCATCGAAACCCGCCAGGAATTACAACAAACCCAAGAGGCGATCGCCCAGAATGCCATCGACCTAGAGGAAAGTGTATTTGGGCTTACCCGTCAGGTAAATGACTTTTTCCAGAACCTGACCCAACAGATAGTTGATGCTCAGTTTGAAATTGCCAAAGCTACCAACCAACTCAAATCGAACCAACTTAAGTTACAACTGCAACGGGCATTGGTGCCTGGTTCCAACAGTTTCCTCAATGGCGTTGTCCAATCCATTCAAGGTTTATTTGATGAAGCGGCTGGGGTGCTGGATTCGATTCTGGGTTCCCAGCAACGTCGCTTCCAATTAGCCGGAGCTAATTACAGCCTGGAAAATCAGATGGTTGATTTCCAACGGTCTGTGGCCGGGGCAACGGAGGCGGTTAATGCGTTTCGGGCTTCCCTAGGGGGAGGTACAGCTACTACTTCCACAGCAACGGGGGGCACAGCGGCCAGTGGTGGCGCAAGGCAACAACAAGCGGCAACGGCTGGGGGCAGGGTAACTGAATCCTATCGAACCAATACAATCCCTGGGCAACAATGGGGAGCCGACAGAAGACGAGGCAAAGGGGCACACCAGGGAGTTGACTTTGATATTTCAGGCAATCAACAGGCCCAAAGCTTCATTGGTGGAACTATAACGAGGGTAGGCAACAACCCCGGTGGGTATGGGCATTTTGTTGATATTTATAATGCTCAGTTAAAGGTGGTTGAGCGCATTGCTGAAATGGCTACTCTTACAGCCAAATTAGGTGATGTCATTGCTCCTGGTGGCTCGGTTGGTTATGGCGAATCGGGGACTGGGGTTTTGCATTACGAAATCCATACCCAAAATATCAACGCCCAAGGGCAGGCAAGTTTTAACAATCGCAGTGCAACGGTTGACCCCATCAAATTTTATGAAAAGCTAGGGCTGATTAAGTTTGATGGCAGAAACGTAAAAGTTGTTGGAGGAATGCCGGGAACCCCATCGGCCACACAATCATCGGCAACCCCAGCCAAAAAACCAAATATTCCTTATTGGGACATTATCCAAGAAGCGGCTAAGCAATACGGGCTAGATCCACTGTTACTAGCCGCAAATATTCGGAAGGAATCGACATTTAATCCCAGGGCTGTTTCCCCTGCTGGAGCTAGGGGGTTAACTCAGCTAATGCCAGGAACAGCCAGGGAAATGGGTGTCAAAGATGTGTTTGACCCAAGGCAAAATATCTTTGGCGGGGCGAGATACCTACAACAGCAAATCAAGGCTTTTGGTAGTCCTGAGCTTGGTTTGGCGGCCTACAACGCAGGTCCGGGCAATGTCCAACGATATGGCGGCATTCCTCCATTCAGGGAAACCCAAAATCATGTCAAAACAGTGATGGCATATTACGCAGAATACCAGCGTAATTTTGGAAGCTCAGCCGCCACCACCACAGCCCAAGCTAAGCCGGCCAATGACCCCAACATTGACCGAGCTAGGGCAATGACCAGCCAAATGCAGGACTTGAATTTAGACCTGGCTAATCTCAGTGATGCGGATGCCGCATTGAAATTAGAACAATTTCTATTGAGTAATCAGCAAAGGTTTGAGGAAATATCCCGGCAATTTGGGGGATTTACCAGGGACACCGTTAACGCTACCCAGGATGCCCGCAATGAATTTGCTGACCTGATCGCCCGTTATGGCGGCCAGACTTTGACCAGTCAGGCGGAGGCAGATTTGCGGGAACTGGAGACAACTTTCCGCAATAAACGGATGGGACTAGAACAACAGGCCAGGGACATTAACGATTTCTTGAAGGGAACCGAAAAATTTCAGCAAGAAATGGAGGCGATCGCCGCTGGATTTGGTTCTTTGCCGCCAGAACAACAGCAACTATTGCAACCGATTCTGGACCGATACAATGCGACCCGGGAAACGATTGGGGCATCGGTGACGGCTGCCAAATCTGCCTTGACGGAAATCCAAGGGCAATTGGGCCAATTGGACCAAGTGCGGCGACAGGCGGAGCAATTTATTCAAATTCAAGCCCAACAGCGGAGCATCCAACAGGAATTACAAGCCGTGGGGCTAGAGTCGGAAATTGCCCAGGCTTCCGGCAACAACGAGGCAAAACTTCAATCTGACTTGAGACGGATTGAGTTAAACCGGGCCAGCATGGCCAATGAGGCCACCTTGTCCATGGGCGACAGGCCAGAGGATCTGAAAAAATACCTAGCTAATCTGCAAAAATCGGCGGATATTTCGGCTCAGCGGGCAGTGTATGAGCGGGAAAGTGCTGATGCGGCGATCGCCTTGGAGATAATCACCAAAGCGATTACCAGGGCGGAGTTTGAGGGGAATGAAGCCCGGAAACTGCAACTGGAAATGGCCAAGGCGGCCATTGAATTTAAGCAAGAGGAAGCCCGCATCAACCTGGAGATTTTTGAAACCGACAAAAAGCGGACTCTGCTAGAGGAAAACAGGCAGGGCTACCTGAACAGAATTGAGCAAATTGAACGGGATTTCGGACAACGGCAAATTGAACGGGCGGATCTTGCCTTTGAGCGGGAGCAACGATTCAACACCAATGCGATCAGCTTGGAACGCAATCCCTACACTGCGGCCACCATGCAGCAAGGCATGGAGGAGGAGCGGCTACGGGCGGAATTTGCCAAGAAAGAATTTGAGATTCTGAACGATCCACGGTATGGCACAGCGGCGGAAAAACAAGCGGCCATTAACCGGGAGGCGGAAATTCTCGCCCAGAATTTGGCCTTGGTTGATCGTCAATTCCTCGACCTAACCGAGAGTATCGGCATGGGCGTGGCTGGAGCATTTAATAGCTTTTTTGATGCTTTGCTCCGGGGAGAAAATGCGTTGCAGGCGTTTGGCAATGCCCTGATGGAATCCCTGATGGAGATTGGCAAAAACCTTATTAACACTGGGATACAAAGTTTGGTCGGTGGTCTATTTGGCTTTAGTGAAGGGGGATACACGGGGCCGGGAGGCAAATATAAACCGGCGGGCATTGTCCATGCTGGGGAATATGTGCTCAATAAGGAAGCTACCCGGGAATTAGGGCTGCCCCTGCTAAATGCCCTCAACCAAGGCATCAAACCCGGTTATGCCCTGGGGGGACTGGTGGCCCCGATGAATCTAGAAAGTAATTTACTTTCTGGGCTAAATTCCCGTCCTAATTACAACCTGAACCCCTCCGCCCTGGCCACCGCAGAAGGCCAAAAGGCCAACGGCGATCGCCGACCAAGCATCACCATTGAGCAGAATTTCCATGCCCCGGTGGATAGGTTCAACGCCTCGGCCAATACCTTGGCCAGGGAACAAGCGGAAGCAATGCGGCGGGCTATTCGATAGGAGGAATTATGTTGCCTGATTTTGACGAAGACTATTTGATTCTGGCTGTTATCGCCTTCATGGTGGCAGTGTGGTTCGGTGCCCTGTGGAAAGACAATGCTGACTTCCTATCTGCCGCCGAAAACATAATCACCTTTGCCCTGGGAGCGGTGGCCGGTTACATGAAACGGGAACGGAAAGAATAAAAAATCCCGACATGGCTAAAACGGCGATCGGGAGTAAAGAATGTACTCTATTTGGATTCAGGGTCGCCAGTCCCTCCTTAACGGCGAAGGTTTGGTTATTCCCCAATCAATCGTTGCCGATATTTGCCATAGACAACGGCGATCGCCTCATTGAGAAATTCCGGTTTGACATACTCCACAACCTGGGAACGTCGCACTGGTTCTAACAGATCGTCCCGTCCGGCTTTGCGTAGGGCATCGGTGAATTGTTTGGCAGTGGAAAGCTTCTGCCCTGTCCGTTCTTTGACGGCCCGCTTTAGTTGGTCGGCTGTCAGAATTTTAGAGGTTTTGCCCGTGTCAGGTTCCACCACCTCGGTAATGACAGTTTCTTTCTCCACAATCACGTCAGCCTGTCCCCGCAAAGCCAATACCACCCGATCGCCATGAAGTTGAAGCATTGTTGAATCCAACTGCTTTCCTTTGTTGCGTTCCCGCTCCAATTCCAGCATTAACCGTAGGGTTTCATTTTCCTGGGCTAGTTCGGGAATAACGGTTTCTGCTTGATGGGTTTTGACGGCGAAATAATGCTTGGCAAATTTCACTTGGTCATTGCCACGGGAATCGCAGCAAAGAGCAACATGGTAACAAGCCAACCGAGAAAGCTTGTAATCCAATTGAGTAGTTCCGCCACCTTGGGGACGTTTAACCATCTTATCCGTAGGGGTAATGTGGTTAATCACTTGTCCTGTAACGGTTTCAAGATTTTCCCCTGCCGTCTCGATAACATCTTTAAACTTTTGCCATTTAGCGTATCCCAGCATCGGCATCAGGTCACGGGCCGACCAAAATTCTTTTCCGTGCTCATCAACTTGGCGAATGGAATCAAATGGAGACTCTTGGGTGGTGGCAGTTTGCCTTACGATACTTTCCATGGTGATACCTGCTACGAAGGTGTTACAACCCCTGGGAATTAGTCGTTCCGTGAGGGGTTCGCAGATTATATCTGAAGAATTTTTATTCACTGACGCACCATCCTTTCGTCCACGCCTGGCGATTATTTCGCTTTTTTGGCTGCTATTCCCCAAAACCCAGTCTGTGAAAGGATTGTCCCTTTGGCCACAAATTGGCCCAGCTTGGCCCCGGTTAAAATACAAGTGTTGTTTTACTAAATGATTAACCATGAACGCAAGAGATTTTTTGTTGAAATGCCCCGATAACGCAAAAATTGTTTCCTCTGATCGGCTAACTGAAATGCAAATAGCCATGGCTAGAGCCGAGGATCGTTTTTTTGTCGATGAAGAAACAATGCTGGGTTGGGCAATCGTTAAAGACTAAGATCGCCATCCTTCCTCCCCCCTGTATAAATTTATTCTGGCTAGGGAATCTGGGAGGAACCATGAAAGCTTTAGCCAGTACCTACACCACCGGGAATGCCGGCACCATCCAAACCATTGCCCATTGTTGGCGAGTAATCCGACAGGACGGGGAAATCCTCGGGTTCACCGATTTTGAACATGACCTGACCTTTGCCGGGCTAACCTACATCTCCGCCGAGGGCTTTGCCCCCACCGATGTGGATAGTAATTTCAGTGGTTCCGGGCAAGTTTCCATAAGTAGTTTTTTCGGCGATCAGGTGACTCGCCCCGAATTGGATGGCGGCATTTTTGAGGATGCCACGGTGGAATTTATACGGGTCAATTGGGCCAGCTTACCCACCGATTTGGATGCCATACCCCGGCAATATGATTTGTTGGTGCGGGGGCGGGTAGGCATCACCAACTATGGCGATCGCCGTTACACTCTACAATTTCGAGGATTGGCGGATGACCTCAAAGCCCGCAATGGTTGGCAATGTCAGAAGGATTGCCGCTATCAGTTTGGCGATCAATTTTGCAAAAAGGAATTAACCTACGTCAGCAAGACCGTCACCGGATCTAACGGCGATCGCCTGCAGTTCACGGTTGCTGATTCGTTTGCCGACAATCGGTTCACTGGGTCAACGGTGGAATGGTTGACGGGGGACAATGCGGGCTATGTGGGCAATGTGATTTATTCCAATGGCAGTACCTTCCGCTTAGCATCCCCCACCCCTTACAACATCGAAGCGGGGGACAGCTTCGAGACCTATGAAAATTGCCTCAAAACCGAGGAGGATTGTCAGAACCGCTGGGGCAATATCCTCAACTATGGCGGCGAGGGCATCATCCCTGGGCAATCCGGCTTTGCACAATGGGGGACAACTAACTAATGGCCATTCTGGATTTAGGTATCAATTACGGGGCATCCTATTCCCTCAACTTTGCCACCGACATCATCAGCAATCGGGCAGGGGTGGAACAACGCCGGGCCCTCTACCAACAGCCCCTCCTCAAAGTGGCGATCGGTAATCGCATGGTCAACAAAGAGGAGTTGGATTATTTGCTGGCTTTTTTTGAAGCGGCCCAGGGCAGATTGAATGAGTTTGAAATTCGGGATTGGACAGATTACCAAGTAACCGATGGCACTTTGGGTCCAGTCATTGAAGGGCGACAATCCGTAATTAAAACCTATAGCCTGGGGGGAGAAACCATTCAGCGCCTCCTTACCGCTGTGGTAGAGGAAACCATCGTTGATGATGGCGGTGCCATTAGCTGTGAGTTCAATGTGCCCGTCCGCTTCGACCAGGATGCGTTTCCCCTCAGCTTTGAAGCCTATTCCCCCGATGGCGAAAGACTTTTCAATTTACAGGAATTGACCTGCACCGAAGTCCGCAAAGTTTGGCCCGAAGCTCCCCTCCAGGTTCCCCCTGCTTCCATTGATGCTGACTTGGGCATTGGCAAGGATTACGGCACCACCGGGGGATTAAATTACTCCACGGCGATCATGGCCCTCCCCTCCGGCTGGGACGATCGCCAGTCCAATTATTCCGGCAGTAAAAGCCAATGGAATATCGGGGCAAAGGTGGTCAATGTGGCGGAAATGACCAGGATGATTACCATGTTCCGCCTCTGCCGTGGTCAGCTAGTCCCCTTCAACTTCTACGACTGGCAAACTGAAACCTGGCAACTTGTCCGCTTTAACACCGATTCCCTCGGACTCCAATTTGAAGCCCATGACGAAAATTATTATGGTGAAAACATTGGCGATCGGGAAAGCCTCTTTGCCCTCAACAGCCTCTCCGTAAAATCAACTGGCGGCGATCCAGGCGGAGGTAGCTCAGGTGGCGGTGATATATCTGTAGATATAGACAACGAAACTTACATAATCACCATATATGATAGCAGTGGATCAATGTCTGAAGTTCTTGCTCCATTAACTAGCGCAATAGATGAACTTAGGAATATATTGATCACTCAGGTTTACGGCACAGAAGAAACGGCGAATAAATACGTGAAGCCTGTTATTCGAATAAATAATGAGCGATGGGTTAGCTGGCTTGCAGAAGATTATAGAGACAATCCCAGTGAACCAGAAAAATACTTGTTTTTGATATTTATCAACGAAGCATTTTTTAGCTATCACCGAAATAATCCTAGGAACTTAAGCTTAGAGCCAACCGAGCTATACCTATCAGACCACGCTGGATTTAACGCTGTCGCTCCTAATTACGCCATCATAAACACCGTAGTATTTGTCCCAACCCCATCCCCCCCAGGTTTGCAAGAAATTGCGTTTACCGGACATCTAACAGATGCAATTAATGCTAACAATGGATATCCTCCATTTAACAGCAACGTATTTTCGGTTCCAAATTGGCCAATCAATGCAACAGGGCAACAAATATTTAATCAGATTGTATCTTTTTTACTCTAGACAAACCCCTCTGTCCAAATTCTCATTCCCAATTTCCTCCCCCCCCAGGGCATTACTACCAGATATTTGTTGGTGTTATCCGACTCGGTGTACCCATCAACGTCTGGCCCAGTATTTTTCCAGATTTGCCCTACCACTGCTTCGTTGGGCAAACTAACACAATTCCACAATTTACCAATAGCATAGTTCGGGGCGGAATCATCTCTAATAATTATGTCGCTAGCGTCTCCCCCGCAAGTAATAGGAGGATTGGTAATGGAGTTGTCAGCGTTGGATAGATTGGTTGATGCAGTGGCATTCTCCGTAGTTGGTCTAACGGTGGTTAAGGATGGAATGCTAGTTCGATTAATTACGCAAAGCCCTCGCACTCCTATGCTTGTTCCTGTAAACGACGGTTCCCGCAACCAACCCACATAACAAAACTTTCTGAGCACTGAAAACGTGTTATCCGTAAAGTAACAGAAGGTCAGAGCGTAATCATTAATGCAAGCGAAGCTGACATTTGATGCATTTGAAGTCCCTAGGGATACACTTAACGTGTCGCCAACTAAGTCGAGATTGTTAGTATTGGCAGTATTAGCATTGATCTGCGCTGTCCTAGCAAAAAAACGAACCGCCGCTCGTTGAAAACCAAGCTGCGTCCCACTGCTCATGTTTCCAGTTTTCATTTCCAGTCCTGGCGCAGGGAATCGCATAAACCAAAACCCACTATCCTGTCGCCAAGCCGTACCTACAGCACCTAGTTTTTCGGTAAAAAAATTGGTTAGGCCATTATTAAAATCCGTATTGTTCATCGCCGCAGACTCTCCTCTTACTAGAGGCGTTGCGTAATTGTAAAAAACGTTGTCAGCATAGGTGTTGATTAAATTAGGCATCGTTATGGTGGTAAAGGAAAGTCGTTAATATTAGTCGAGCAATACTCAAATTCATCATTGACATTCTGTATATTAAATTCACTTAGGTTAGTTGAACAATATTCAAAAATTCCATTAACTGGTGCGCCGCTAGGCTCGTCAAACACATAAAATAGAATCATTAGTTCAACGTCACCCCCATCGTAAACTCCAAGTCTGTCGCCTCGGTCGCTGATGCGATCACAGCGGTTACTCTATCCCCAGCCACTCCGGTATTGGCGGCGGTGGCAGTAAGATTTTGATCGGTAGTGGTAACACTCAAACTAGATAATCCGGTGACGTTAACGCCATTAATTTGAATGGATAAAGTTAGTGTCCCTGCGCCCAGATCAAGCCCCCTGACTTGGTTTATTGTAAATGGGCGAGTAGCAGTAAACAGGGGGATTGTTTTATTGCTAGGGCTAGCAATGTAAACAGATCCAAAAGAGTCTAAAGCCCCTCCACTTCTAGCTTTATAAATACTACTAGCCATAAACGTTCCTCTCAAAAATACGCCAAATCGACCCATCCCAATAATAATAAATTGAGCGGACAACTTCAGCAGTGGACAGAGTAATTACCGGAGTAGAATCACTTTCTTGAACAACTAAGGCATTATCCCCATTTCCGGCATTAATTATTTCTCCCTCAAAATAATCATTTAAGGTAACCGCAGGCAATCTGACAATTACACTGGATACAGTGGGGGTCAGAAACTGAAAATATTCAGACGCTAAATTTAAAGTCTTAGTCGCAGAGATTGATTCAATATTTTTAGCTTTATTTATTATTTGACTGATAACCGACAGCCCACCATAGATATTGACTTCCCTGTCAATAATTGGCGCAATAATATCCCCGTCCAGGAAGCTGGTTTGAGTAACCAGTCCAATCGAATCTCTCTCTAGGGTCAGTGTGCTTCCAGTGCGCCCAATGCACAACATTTGGGCATAGCCACTACTACTGCCAACAGTATCGGTTCGGAATAGGCAGACTGGGACGGTAGGGGCAAAGCCGTCGGGGTCAGTTAGGGTAACGGTTACGGTATTACCTACGCTGGGGATAGTGACGTTGCCAATAATGTTTGTATAACGCCTAATTCTGTTAAACCTGTCTTGAAGGTCTAATTGGTTACGAATTTCTCCACCAATCTGGCCCCAATCAATGCTGGGTTCTGCCAAGACAAAATCGGTAATGCTGGTGATTTCCCCTGCTGGAGTGGATACGACAACTTTGCCAGTGGTAGTTCCCGTCGCCACTGTGCCGGTAATGGTACCATCGTCCACTACGAGAAAATCGTCTATTGCTGTGCCGTTAATTTCTGCGCCGGTAGCGGTGATGAACCCATAGCCATAGATGGAAATTGCGGTTTCCTCTGGGCCTTGGGTGGGGGAAAATCCCGTGATCGCCCCTCGGAGTCCAAGTCCAGTGGGGACAATGGTGACGGCGGTTGCATCGTCAATGTCCTGCCCGACAGATACCGCTTTGAAATAAAGGGTTTCCCCCACGTCACTGGGAAGAATATCGAATTTGCCGTAAAAGCCCGTCAACAGGAAGCCGCTACCACCATCGGAGGTGGAGAGAGTGCGGGTGAAAACGAGGGGAAAGTAATCGGTGTCGTCCCGAGAATAAAATAATTGCGCCGCAACCCAACCCGGATCGGCGGTGATGAATAAGCCAATGCCATTGGCCTCTAATTCTTGGGCCACTAGGGTAGTGGGCACAATATCCGGTATGGAAGATCCAGGATTACCAGGGAAATTACCACCACCACCGGGTTCTTCGGGTTCCGTCGGGGCAGGCACCCAAGCCCCATTGAATACAGTGGGATTGTAGCTACGGGCTTCAATTTTGATTAACCCATTAGCTCCCCAATCGGTGCGGGTAATTTGCACTTGCTGGGGCCCATCCCCCAACCAAGTCAACGCCACCACATCCCCAGGTTCCAAATAGCCGTATTTAGGAGGCAGAGAAAATTTATAGGTTCGCCGCTGACTCCAGGCTAGTTGCAGTAGGCGATTAGCTATAATTTCTGTATCTGAGTCCGCCAGGCTGATTTCCAGGCTGACAGAGAATATATTTTCCCGATCCACCCTAACGGGGGGAGAAAGGATAGTTTTTCGCTCATAAACGGAGTCAAAAATGCTGATATAGCTCAATTCCACCCGGCTTGGTAGGTCATCCTCGGCGGTGACCTCCACTTGCACCGCTTCATCGGGCACCTGCCCCCCCGCTTCATGGGCCGCACAGTCGGCGATGGGTATGCTGGCGGCAACGGAGGGGCGCAAAATTTTGATAAATTTTATTTTGCCGTTGCTTTCAAAATATTCAAAAAAGTAAGCTTGCTGGAGTTGCCGCAGATAGGATTCGGTGCTGTCGGCGCTGGTCGTTCTAAAGCCCCGCACAAAAATATCATCTAATTCCCCCACCTCGAACTGTTCTGGCTCGTAGCCCGCTTCCACCATTAAGTCCGTGATAATCTCGCTCAGGAAAAATGGCGTTTCCCGATAGGTCTCCACGGCGATCGCCGGGTAGGAATTATTAAATTGCCCTAGAAATAATTCTTCTAGTTGAACCACGGCCCGGTCATTCCAACCGTAGGGGCGATCGTCAAGGAAGGCTGGGTTAGTGCCGTCCCCATTCCAGAAGGACGCATCAAGGCCAGGGGAAATAATGTTGCCGGAATTGAGGGGTAGGCTAGGGTCGGTGAAATATTTCGCCCGTTGCTCAGGATGGATATTGTCCCCCACTTCCCAAATCAGAATGTCATTGGCCCACACCCGCCGAAAAGAACTAATCTCCCTGGACAATACCCAGACGGCATGGCCATAGTAATAGGCTTGGCGGTTGGTGGTGATGGTGCGGGAACCACCACTGACCTGCTCTGTGTCCCACTGGTCTACCCGCTCTTGGGGCTCCGCACACCAGACCATATTGCCGGTGATTCTGGTATTTCCCCAGACCCTCGGGATATGTGCCCCATACTGACTGGCGGGCTGGGTTAAATCACTGACAAATCCCTGTTCATTAATTTGGCTAGTGGTTTGCCGGCCACCACCAAATAGCCCTCCCAGCAGACGGGCCCCAAAGGAAATCCCCAGACCAGCAACTAAATTCCAGACCATTTAGTTATTCCTACGCTGGTGCTACTTGGGTGATGGTGAAGTAACCACCAAGGTCTTCGTTTAGGCTGTCGTACAAAACACTGCCGGTCATTTCCAGCCCGACTAGCTCATCAGAAATCAAATCCAGGGAGGATGGCGGGGACAGGTCAACTTTAAACAAATTAACCGTGATCGGATTTTTACCCTCCAGGGTGTTCATCCCCTCAAAGCGCATATAGTAATCCACCCGGTCAGCGTTGAAGGCTTCCACCACTTCTTCCCCTGCGCCGCCGGTTCCTTCCGCTCCATTGAAAGCCATCAGCCAATTGGCCAAGTCGAAGCTTTCGATCATGAATGTGATGTCTACTTTTAAGCTTGTCCGCACCTTTAAATCCATGCGCCGATCGCCGGTTTCGGATTCGTAATGCTCGGAAAATTCTTCGGCGATCGCAATATTGAGCATGGGACAGTTGCCAATCGACCGCAGCCCAACGGCGGCCCCGGCGCTATCCCTAGTGCCAATTTTGACTGTACCCTGTCCCCTGAAATACCGATTGGCCATATTGCCCCCGCAATGAGAATCAACGTCATTGTGGATTTATACGGAGGCAATCTCCTCCCTAACCCTTCCCTAGCAATTGACTTAATTTATCTGCGTTATCTGTCTTCTGCGGTACAGGAAAACGTCTCAGGGCTTAGATTTTGCGGTGGTTTGGGGATTTTGCTTTAATTCTGAAATTGTTTTGTAATCAGTCGGTCGCAGGTTCAAATCCCGTCACCAGCTTGGGTTTCAGAAATCAATTTTTCCATTCCCTAATTTTTACCTAGGGCATTCCAGACTGCATCGAAGTCGCATTGGTCTAGCCAGCGGTGATAGCTGTTGTGGTGGACGCTCAGGCTATGGCCCATCCACTTGGCGACTATGGCGGGGCTGATGCCTAGTCTGGCTCCCCGGACGGCGTAGCTATGTCTTAATCCGTAGGGATTGAAGGGGATTTTCATCCGACGAAATGCGGTGTTAGCTCTGTCCCCGTTGGTGCTGTTGTTGCTACTGCCAAATTCCGGTGGGTTAAATTCTGCCAACCCCAGGCGATCGGTCCAATGTTTGTGCAGGGGATAAGCCAGCCTTTCTCCGGTTTTGGTGTCGGGCAATATCCGCAGGATGGGAAATTCTGTCAGGTCTAGTTTGGCTAGCTCATGGTTTCTAATGCCATAGGTGGCCATGATGCCGTAGGCCCATTTCCATTTGCCGTCGGGTAGGTTTTCCCATACCGCCAAAATTTCTTCATCACTGGGCACTATTCTGGGGGCTGGTTTGTAGTTCCCTTTGAGTTTTTTCCAGTCGGGGGGTAGTTCCAATCCGGCATATTTGGCCAGGCAGGTATAGGCGTGGTGGTTCCGCTGTCTGGCCCTGGTATCTGGTTCTGTCTGCACTAGGACTTTCCGCAGTGTTGCCACGGTTAACGGTTCATCCAAGGGCAGTTGGTTGAAGGCAATTAAATAATCGTTGTAGAAATACTTTTCTTTGGCTGGGGTCTTGGGGTTTATCTCCCAATGTCTTTGGGTAAATCCCCTTATGGCGGATTCGATATTATTCCGCAATGGCACCACTAGCCCCTGTTCTTTTTCCCCTAGCCAGTCGTCCCAATTGAACCGCTCAAAAATCAGGTCTGATTCCATTTTCTGGGCTTTGGCCAGGGCTGCTTTATAGCCTTTGTCATTGGCGGGGCAACCCGTCCTTACGTCGGCCTGTTTCCATTTCTCCCCACCGTGTTTATCCGGCAACGTGGCCCGCAAATATAAATACTTCCCCTTCTGCCGAATTTTCACCCGGTCTAACTTGGCATTGGCTCTGGCGATCGGGTCTGTCATTGGTGACTAGTTTGCTTTCCGTTCGTTGAAGTTGGCAGTATCTCTGTCGCCTTGAAGTTTTTTGTCCCCAGCGTCGGGCTTGATTTTGTTAACCTCCAGCTTGGGCGGGGGAGTATCATTAGGTTGATCGGACTTGGGGGATTCTTGGTTCATGGATAATTCAATTGATACGATTTACAAGTACACGGAGTTTTGCATTGAGAGAACATCGGGCATTCTAAGGGGGTACAGCACCAAATTTCAGGTATTTATTGGGTTTTCCGCTGTCCTGATTCGATTGGCGATCGATGTTGATTTGCAATGGGTTCGCACTGCGGTCTGTCTTCTTTCCTTGGCCGTGATTGTTATGTGTGCCGTCAATATCAGAGGTTTCGATGTTGGACCCATGGCCCATCCTTCGGTGTTGTTGGAAGATAAATGGTTCAAGCAAGGGGAAGAAGTTCATAAGGGTTACATTGTCAGTTGTTGGGTTGATGCTTTGGATGATTACGATTCTGTTATTTCTCGCAAGCAAGCTAATCTCCTCTGGATTATTGGAATCTTTTGCGCCGCCATCGCCTGCTATTCCATCGGCGTTATTCTTGGTTGAATGGTTAAGACGGCGAAGCTGGCGATCGGTTAAAACTCTCTGTTAAGCACAATAATTAGCCCGTCGTTATCCATGTACATGGTGTTGGTATTGGGGAATTCAACCATGACGGCGTTGTTGATTGTTTCGCATTCCCCGTTTCCACAACTTTGTTCTGTGGTATTTAGTTGCCCATCGACAAGTTCATAAACCCCAGCCCGATAAGGATTCTCTATTCCTGGTGTTTCAGCAAACCGGCTATAACTACCATCAGCAAAAAATTCCATAGTCCAGTCCAGTCCTTCGTCCTCACCGTGGTTCAGGCTCCCCCAATATCTCCATTTCCCGATTAGCGACTGCTCCAAGTCGGCGATCGACGCTGTCTGGCTGCTTTCCCTCGCTTCACGCTCTTTAACTTTTTCCACCGCTCTATTCGTCGCCTCAATTGACCGGCTGTATTCATCCATCGCCCTAGTAGATTCTGTTTCCGGCGGGCTGGCTATATTGTGAACCGCCTCCCATGCTGAATAAGCCAGAAAAACCAACACCAAGACCCCCAACCACTCCAGCGGTGTTTGGGGCCAGTTTTGTCTTGGTTTCTTCTCACTCATGCTCGATAGCTTCCCCCTCTTTCACATACAGCTAGACGGCAATCAGTTTCCCAGAAAGATAATTGATAGCCTTAACTGCGTCCTGCTTGTCAAGCTGATCCAGGCTGGGAGTCAAGTCCTCAAATTTCACTATCCTATAAACCCCACCTTGCTCCTGGGCGGTAATTTTTAGTCTCCTTTGCCTGCCTTCCAGTTCTCGCACCAATTCATCAAGCCCAATCTCCATGTAGTCAGCTACGTGGGATAAAAAATCAACAGATATGTCATCAATCTCACCCCTCAAATACGTTCCAAGGCGAGAAGGCGTTACGTTCATTTCCTTAGCCAGCCAAGCCTGAGATTTTTTGCCTTGTAGCCTAGCCAGCAATTTAGCCAACCTTTCAGCTTTCATCGGGTTTCTCCGTAGTTCATACCCAATTAATAACGCTTCTAAATAAAAACGTCAATAAGCTATTGACTTTTTAGTGGTTCACCAATAAGATGATGGTGACCAACAAGTTAACGAGATTTATGAATTTGAATCGAATGTCCTTAAGGGCGGTCGCCGAAAAAACTGGACTTGATCCAGCGTACCTTTGCCGTGTTCTAAACGGACAAAGCATTGGGGAAAGAACCATTGCTCGTTTGGCGATCGGGTTGAAAATCACCAAGGCTGAAGCCTATCGGCAGATAGAAGAAGCCCGGAATAAACGCCGAAAAAAAACAGGAGGAATCCCTTGCAACTAACTAACGCCCGACTACTGCCAACCCTTCCTCCGGTGCCAAGCCGTACCGAGTGGGAGAAAACAGAAAACCAACTCCATACGGCATTGCGCCGCTGGAACAACTTCAAAACCAACTATGGAGGGATCGCCTGATGGATTTTGATGATTACAGGATTAGTGAAATTAGCGTCCCGCCCAATCGATTGCGGGCATTGAACCTAAAGAAGGTCAAGGAAATTGCCCAGTCCATTGAAGACATTGGACTAATTAATCCCATCGCAGTTTATGAGTCAGAAGGTGGAGTGACCCTGATGGCAGGGTTGCATCGACTCGAAGCCTGCAAATCTCTGGGCCATGAGTCTATTCAATGCTCTGTGCATAAAGTGGATAGCACCGAAGCAGAGCTTATCGAGATTGATGAGAACCTGCGCCGCCAAGAGTTGACCGTGCTAGAGCAGGCTGAACACCTCGCCCGGTACGAGGAACTAATGGAGGCAATGGGATTGCGGGCCAAGGTTGGTTTCAACGGCAATCAATACACTCAGGAAGAAAAAGGAACGCCACTTTTAGATAGTGAGTTGGGTAGTGTAACGGTTATACCACCCAAAACCACCCAAGACATTGCCGATGAAATTGGGTTAAGTAAAAACTCAGTTCAGAAGCGAAAACAGATCGCCAGCAATATCGTCCCAGAGGTAAAGGAAACCTTACGGGATACGGAGATCGCCAACTCCACAACCCAACTGGTGGAAGTGGCCAGGATGGAGCCAGAGAAGCAAAAAGAATTTGCGGAGGCTGTCCAGACTGGGGAAGTTAGCACCGTCAAGGAATTTAAGCAAAAGACCGAAAAGCCTTATGTGCCGGAGGTTTCTAAATTTACTGCCATTGGGGGGCACATCGTCCCAAAGCTTGCCTTGGAGGAAACGGCCGACCAATCCGCCGCATCTCCCTTGTCGGTTGAAGAAAAAAAGGAGGCTAATCGCTTCACCAGTATGGAGAAATCAGCTAAGACTGATGAGCATTACACCCCCGAAAAAATCACTAACTTTTTATACCAGTTTTGCTCTGAGTTTGACCTAGACCCCTGTTCCAATCCGGGCAAAAACATCAAGGCTAAACGCCACTACACCAAAGAGGACAACGGGCTAGAGCAAACCTGGGAGGGTTCAGTCTTTATCAATCCGCCATTCTCCGACGTGGAAACCTGGGTCAATAAAGCCCTCGATGAATACGTCCAAGGACACTGCAAAGAGGTGGTATTCCTCAGCAAGTTTGATGGTCGGGTTGGTTGGTTCAAGCCTTTAATCAGTAACTTTTCCCCCTTCTGCATTGTGCAGGGATACGTCAGTTACTACGGCAATGACGGGGATTCTGCCACTTTCACCACTGCCCTTTGGTATCTCGGCGATCGGCAGAAAGAATTTGCCCAAGTCTTTGATGGGCTGGGCTGGGTTTGTGCATTAGTTGAACCTGAGTTTTAGGAGTTTCCCATGAATGTTTATTTGGTTTTTTCTAGCACTAATGGAATCGAGATGGTTGGCGTCTATGACTGCATTGAATTAGCAATGGCAACGCTAAAAGAATTCGTTGAATCCAATCCATCTGAAGAATATGTTCACGTTTACAAACTCCCTTTAAACGAGTCCAGCGAGGGGAAACAGGTTGCTGGTTACAGCGAGGAGGGTATCTGGGGGCCGGAAGATGTATGACTTCAAAGAGCAACTAGCCAAGGGAGCAGAGGGGGAAGAATTAATTCGCCAACACTTCCAGCGGGATTGGGTTATTACTCCCTCCACCATGGCAGACCAGAAGCGGGGCATTGACTTCCACTTTCAACATCGGCGGGACGACATTTCCTGCACTGTAGAGGTCAAGTCCGACAGGAAAGCATCGTCAACAGGTAACGGATTTTTTGAAATCTATTCAGCCTTTCCCAACAAAAGAGGTTGGGCCTACACCTGTCAGGCGGATTACTTCTTTTACCTACTGCCCCAAGATCGATTGATTTATGTTTTTCGACCCAAGCTTTTCCCAAAGTTGCTAAAGCATTGGGGGCATTATCCCACCCGTAATATCCGCAACAAATCTTGGGTAACACGGGGGCATCTGGTGCCACTCCATGAGTTTGAAAACCATGCCAGCCAAGTTATTAACTTCTGAGGATTCCCGTGGACATGAGCCAAGCCTTCGATTTAACCCTTAAAGACTTCGAAATAAAAGCTTCCGAGTTTGCTGTCAAAAGCGGGGTGTCTGAATCTGACATTTCCCGTTTCAGAAACGGAAAAACAGACGTTGGCTATCAAAAAGTACAGAAACTTTTATCCGCACTGTCTCCGTTGGAATTGGACTATTTCTGGCTTTTATTCCGTTGCAATGAGCCTGAATTAGCCAGGAAGATTTCACCTAATTTTGGAGGTGCAAAATGAATGACTTTGCAACCATCTTTGGCACCACTTTAATTCTGAATTTGCCCATGGCCGTGGCCTTAGTTCTCTGGAGGGTGTATGCAAACTAACCCAATTAACTCCGAACCTTGCCCCATCTGTGGAGGAGACTGCCTGTTCCTTGACTTCCCCGGCTCCACCAAACCCGTCTGGACTTGCCTCCACTGCGGGGCCATGGAACATCAACCGGAGGAAACCCATGCCCCTCTCCCCCAGCGACCCTGATTACCACGAAATCCTAGCCAAGTATCGCCAGGAAGCCCAACAGGAGCGAAAGGCGATCGCCAAACTCCAAATCAATCGCATCTACAAGAACACCCAAAAAATCAAAAATGCCCAGCAAATTTCCCCCCAGTGAAATCCCAACCTATACCCGAAACCGTGCCCAACAGTGGATCGCCGGATTGAGGGTAGCCATGGAAGTTTTTGGCACAGCTAAAGCCTACCACCGGGCAATGGAGACAAATAAAATTCCCGCTTGCCAGTTACGTCCGGGGGATAAGTTTGCCACCAACCTTCGTGGTTGCACCTGGCAAGTTACGGGC